CTTTTGCAGATTCCAGATCACTACCAATACCACTACCTTCGAACAATTGTAATGCACGTGCCGCTTGGCGACTTGGTTTATCTTCTGAACCACCGAGTATACTTACAAATAACTTAGAAGCCTGTTGGCTTGATAACTTAATACGAGCAAGTGTCTCAGCGGTGGTTTGAAATGCTTTAAAGTTTTGATTAATCTCGCCTAACTTTACTTTTACTTCTGATGGATCGAAGATAGAGCTATGGCGTACTTTCACTGCTTGACCATTACTTTGTGCAATCTGCATTGTGTTGTTGCATACAACACGGACTGTAGTAAGACGTGCTTGTGTGGCAAGTGAACCATCGGCTGATGATGCAAGGAGTAAGTATTGGTTCACCTTATCGCCTGCTAAATTAAACTCACCTTCCATTTTAGCGAGTGCCCAGTAATGTGCACCACCACGAAGTACGCCTGCTGTTTCCAACTGAGCAGAGGAACCGATAATGTCACGAAAAAACTCTAGAACCTCTATAGGTTGTACTATTTTGTAACGTGTTGACACAATACCTAGTGCATCGTGTGTATCATTCCGAAGAATAACACGCTTACCGGTATATGATTTCATGTTTTGACCGTCACTAAATGGTGAATACCAAATAGGAGTAGTTTGTAACTGAAAATCTAGACCTGCTTCGGTTGCCCATACTTCTAATGGTGAATTAGGCGTGAGTTGTTGACCAAGACCATGCCATGGTGTATCACCTACATAGGCAATTGCATCTTTACCGTTTACTGTTTTGGCGATTTCATGTGCCATAATAAAGCTCCTTTAAAGTTAAGTATTTAAGATTTAAAAATAGTAATAAAATATATTACTAAGTTTATTATACTACACTTTTGAATTATTTGATTTCATCATGTGAAATAGTTAATACGAAGTTTTTGATATTAATTTCTCGATTGCATCATTCGTTTTTTGTAGAAGAATTCTATAACCAGAGCTTTTATGCGTATCCTCTGCTGTTCGTGTAAGTAATAAGCATCGAAGACATTGGCCTCTATCGTCTTTGATCATCTTATTCTGTTGACTGAAACACAACTCTTTGAATGAGTTATTTATTGAGTGTGCAGTAATACGTGAATCCTCATACCTAAAATGCCGAATCAATACATTCATCATGCCTTTACTGATCGCAGCAGAGCCATCAAGCTCGTTCTCAACCCAGTCCCACACCTCTTGTGCAAATTGTGACCATGCAGACTTACTGGCTTGTATCACTTCTTGTTTATGATCTGACATTGGAGCAGGTGCTTTTGCATCGAAATTAGAAAGATCACGTGTATTGTAAAAGTGCATCATGATCTCAAAGCCATTTTGGTTTTCACACCAATCTTTTACCTTATAGATTAACTCAGAACATACTAAAGGGTCTAAAGAGTGTGGCATATAGATTGCTTCACGGCGTGCCCCTTCATTCACTGTGGTCACTTTGGCGTGGTTCGTGGTAAATGCATAGTTCACATAGTTCGTAATGAAAATGGCATCTTGGTTCTTTGCCTCTAATGTAAGTGTATCACTTGTGATGAGGTTCTTCAGCTCATCTGCATGCCTTGCATTATCAGTACTTGGCTCGTCCACTGTGATCAACACACGGTTCAGTACGTGTTGGTTAAACTTCTCAAAGAGTCTATCAGGACCAATAGAGAGTGCCATATCACCCATCATCTCTGCGATCCAACCAATACTAAATGACTTACCAATACCTTGCTTAGGACTAATGATCTGAATTGTGGTATTGTTACGCTCCCACGGTTTTTGTATGATTTGTGCTATCCAGTTATGAAAAAAGTCTTCAAACTCTGGAGCATCCTTAAAAAAGTACGAGCACCACTCAAGCCATGGAGTAGGCGTGCCTTCTAATGGCTCGTATTTCCATGCTTTCATAAAGTTATAGTATCCGTCCGGCGTAATACGAAGTCCTTGATGTTTTGGGTACATACCCATACCTCGTAGGTTCAAACGCTTTGACCATGCAGGGTATGCATCAGTTAGTTTTACTGTGGTCGTTCTACCATTGGCAGCTGGCCGAATCCATGAATGGTTCGCCAACTCTATTCTTATTCTTTGCCCATTAAACTGTTTACCATCACTGAGCCGAATCCATTGTCCATCATAGATCGCCCACTGTGTACGAGCCGTGTATAAACGATACTCTTCACTGTTTTTCATCATTGTCGGCTCTATGCATGACATCAATACTTCAGACAATGTTCCACCAATCAACAGGTGGTCGTCTATTGCATATTTCTGTCCTTTTACGGGTTTGAACCGACCAATTCTACAAAGGTGGACCTTAGCACCTAATCCTGCAAGTGTAATAGCTAGCTTGTTCTCTTCAAGTGCCACTTGCTCATTCGGCTCACCATCATCTGTTTTACCGTCATAGTCATATAGAATGTACACATCGCGGGCTGATAATGACTTTTCATAGAGAATGGACATTAGATCTTTGTGCATGGGAAGGCCTGATTTGTCTGTCCATGATGATACCCCTGGAACCGCTAAGCAAATGTACTGTAGATTCTCTGCTACAATCGCTTTGGTAATGGCGTGTGCTTTAAACTCCCCCTCTGTAATGATCAACGGAATTTGTAAGTTGGTCAATGCTGAGGGCCATAACGGGTTTTTCGGAAAATAGATGTGAGAGCCAGACTGACGCGGTTGGCAGTACTTCATCTTTCCGATCGGGTTCAGAAGACGAACTCGATTAAAGTCTGTATGCTGACCATGTATGTCAAAGTACGGAATCTTGATCGATGCACTATAGACTGTGAACCCCATCAATTGTGAGGTTTGTTGTGGGTCGAGGTGTTCTAGACCTAATGACTGTACATCTTGGTCATTAAACTGTCTATCTTTTAGAAATGTGTGATATAATGTTTCTGGTTTAATTGTTTTTTCATTGAAACTCATTCAATGACTCCTTCACAAGTGAACGATTGGACTACCTTAGTTAATATAAGTGCTTAGATCCCCAATGCCATACATTGGGGATTTTTTTGTTTGTGCGAGTGAGTTGGTGTTTGTTGTATATGTCTCATAGACTCTGTACCAATTTTGAAGTTTAAAAAACCCCTCTTTTAGGGAGGGGATAAGTAAGTGTGTATTACTTTAACATAGTTTACAATGAGCTATGCATAATGTATAGGTTCTTTCATTAAAAGTTGGTGAAGACGTAAGACGACATCGGTTGTATAGCCACCGACGTTCCATTCACGTATTTCTTCTACAGGTGGAGCATCGGGCCCACAATAGTTTTTACCATTTTTCCAGTTATAAATGGTAGCTACTTCGCCATCTGGAAATAGAATTGTCCACTCTGCATCGGACTTAAAATCATCGAAATCATCGCAAGGCTCACCGAACATCTCGACGATTCGGGCGTATGAAAGATTGGACAAACGGGCTAGGCCATGTGTGCCACGAATACTAATGGGTTGATCGTTGTGTGTAACATAGGGTTTTTGCATTATTTAAACTCCGTTTCTTGTATGAAATAATCGGTAAGCTCATACTTGATTGCATCGTTCTGAGCATCTATTTTGCTTTCGTAAACTTTAAGCACATCGCCTTCGTCGATGAGGACGAAGACGTGCTTAGGTTTAGTTAGCGTCTTATATTTAAGAGCTGAGGGCATAATTAAATATCGAAACTAATGGTGAGACTAGTGTTAAGTGTATCACGAACAACATCTGCAATATCGACATGGTTATCGATATCAAACTCGTAACGCATATGGTGCTCGACAAGCTCGTTGACTCTATCTTCGAATTCACTATTTACTAAAAACTCTGATAATGTTTCTTCGATACTTGTTGGTGCTTGAGCTTCGAGCTTAGCTTCTAATTGACTGATTTTGTAAGACATTTGTTGCATAATTGAGGACATTGAATGAAACAAATCAGCAAGTGAAGACTGAGTAATAGTAGCAACGGTTGTAACCGGCATTGTCATTTCTGTGTTAATAGGTGATAATTCCATGATAAAGCTCCTTGTGTGTTAAGAATTAAGAAATAAAACTACAACATTTTTACTACATGATACATTATACCACATTTTTGTACTTTGTTTTACCACTATGTGAAATAGCTGAAACAAAGTACAAAGTCTGGCATCTGTAAGTTATTGATCTAAAAGCATATTTGCAAAACGACGAGTGGAGATGCGCCATAGCTTGGAATGCACATCCATGGGATCCTCATCATCAATCAGATCGGTGATAAGGTCTCCTTCTCTTGCAAAATCAAAATGGTCAATCGCTTCTTCCTGAAACCACTGAAAGATCTTAACAGCCAATCTAGCAGAGAGAATGTCATAGATCTGAGACTCGGTTTCAGGGGTTAATTGGGGTAATTCGAACTCACGCATTTGGTAACTCCTTTTCTACTGTGACTGCATAGCTCTTACCATAAACGCCATAGAGGATAAAACCGGGACTACAAGGGCAACTACAACCGGCATACTGTGACCATTTGGCATATTTAGGGTTGATATTGTAATGCTCGAAGATCTCTGGAAGTAAGACTTTAAGTTGATCAGCGGGTCTGAAACGACGGTTCTGTAAGTCGTCCATTAATGTCTCGCCTTTATAATCGAAGTACAACCTTGAAGTCTTATAACGAGGTTTAAATTTAGAATGAGGAATAGAATCGTGAAACTGAGTGATTTTCATACTTGAGACTCCTTTCTAAGGATCATATCGCACAGAGAATGTGCAGTAGATAAAAGTGGACTTGAAATAGGGAAATCAGGATCTTTTGGAAAGCCAACAGGCTTGCCGCTAGGATTTTTGGTGTCATAGACGTAGAAATGGCCTGGCGTCCATTCGTAAATGTAAAACCGATTTTTGTAAAGTCGTGTGAATTTCATGCTGCTACCTCCATTTCTGTAATCCAAGAGGTTGATTCTGAATCCATTTCTGCTAGTTCATGTTGTGCTTTTTCTGCTGCATTGAGTGTTGTATGAATTGACATATGACTAAGGTCATCGGTTAATACGTACACAATCTGAGGACTGCTGATGAACTCTTTGGTGTCATCGAGATTAAACTCGAAGTTGTAAGCACGTTGGACATCTTCGATAGGCATTAATTCTAAGTTTGGATAATGACTATCTAATAGAGCATCAGCTACTGCGCCTGAATCGTCACCGAGATTCATATACAAGTTCTCACGAATTTCTTCTATGAGCTGATCTTTTGTTTTTTGCATGATTTACTCCTGTTTTAAGTTAAGAATTAAGAAATCTATAATAAATATACTACCTAATTATTATACCATAGATTAGAATCGTTGATTTCACATAGTGAAATAGTTGGTGGTCTTTCACATTATGAAATGGTAGATTGGAACCCCATCTGTAACCTAGAAACTAGGTTGCAGATGGGGTAGAAAATGAGTTACAAAATTGGCTGTGAAAAAGTTACAAAAAATGAGATTTTGTAACTTTTGTAACCAGAACATACTACAGTTTAGCATAGTCCACAGTTTAGCAAATAGGTTACTGAAAAGTAAACAGAATTGAAGATTTCTTGTAACTTTTTGTAACTTGGGAGAGGTAAGCTGCTGTTGGTCTGTTACTGAGTTACTGAGTTACTTTTTTTTAATTTTATTATTAAATTTATTTTTATATATATGAATTTGACTAGGTGTAATTTTGTATCCTGATGTAACTTTTACCGATAGTGCCTGTTTTTAGCACTTTGTGTTACAATCAATTTCACACCCACTAAGGAGAGAATCATGACCGATTGGCGACCACGCTGGTATTACATTATGAAAAACAAAACATCAGATAAGATGTACATAGGCCAAACTGTGATGACTGAGATGAATTTGTATTGTGGCAGTGGTAGATATTGGATCGCACATTGCGCTAAGCACGGAGGCCATCATCGCGACAACGTCGAGGTTATTTTTCAACAATGGTTCGACTCAGAAACAGAAGCAAAGAAATGGCTTAATTCTCTTCCATTTCAATATTGGAAAAGTAATAAATACGCGAATCAAGCTATAGAAACGACAAAAGATTCTCCTTTATGCGGTCTTCCTTTAGAAACTCGACAAAGAAATGGTCGATTAAACAGCATTAAACTAAAAGGCAGACCTAAATCAGCTAAACATGCTGCAAATATTTCCAAAGGTAAAAAAGGAATTCCTCAAACGCCTGAACACATTGCGGCATTATCGGCAGTTAGAAAAGGTCGTAAACTATCACCTGAACACATTAAAGCTCGTTCATTTGGTATAAAAGCATCAAGATTAAATAAACTCATAGACTCCATTTGGAAGGAAACAACATGCAATATGACGTAATTGAAAAGAAAATTGGTCGACCTACTAAGTATAAGCCTGAATATTGTCAACAAGTTATTCAAATGGGCTCAGAAGGTATGTCAAAGGAACAAATTGCTGCAAAATTAAAGTTGAATTGGGGAACGCTAGATAACTGGGCCGAGCAGCACCAAGAATTTTTGTTGGCCTTGCGCACAGCTAAAGAGCTAGAATTGGCTTATTGGGAAGATCTAGGTATTTCGCACATAGTCGAAAACCCAGGGTCTTCAAGACTTAATGGCGGTGTATATAATCGAATTATGGCCGCCAGATTTCCTCAAAAGTACTCAGAACGGAACAAAATCGAGCT